TGCCGTCAGACGGTCTTACTCCTCGCCGTAGAAAAAACTTGTCACCCTGTTTTTGATCTTGATTGCCTCGCGGGGAGGAAGCGACTGGAAAAACTCCTGCGGAAGCCCGGATGCCTTGCTCGCGAAAATACAGGCATATTCCAGGGACATTTCCGGCAGGACATTGATGCTTCCGGAGCGCTCCATCATGCGCTGAGTGGCGATCATGTCGCGGGCGCTGAGGTCTTCCAGTCCGGAGAGGTCTACGCCGGTGTAAGTTTCATCCTCCCAGACAAAAGGCTTTTTAAAGGTGATGTAATAGCCGCCATCAGGCTCTTCGGTGTCAGCAGGTTCAGCCTGAGTCTCAACCGGCTTCAGCTCTGTGTCATCTCCGATCGTAATATTGTCGTTTGCATTCTCAAAAACCATATTAATTCCCCTTTCTGGCTATGTGTGGATCATACCTGCTTGCGGATCGCGGCGAGCAGGTCGACGCCGTTGACTTTGTAGACAAAATTGAGCTTGTCCAGCTCAAACTTCTTGACCTTGTTGACCTCGATCATGATGTAGGTAATCTCGACTTTGATGCTGGAGCCGGTACCTTCGCCCTGTTTCAGCTTGCCGCCGGTAATGGCCTTGTTCTTGCCCTTGATGACGATGCGGCTGGGCATGGCGCCCGTGTTAATGTTTCCGGTGTCGATGGTCTGCGTGGATGCCCTCAGCGTGAGATTCAGCGCCTTGGACATGGATGCCAAGCGGAACATGTGCTCGTTGAGGGTGCGGAACGGGATCTCCATCTCGGATGCCTTGAAGTGTCCGAGCAGAGGCTCGTCGATCTCGCCGAGGATGCCTGCGCCGGAGAGGGTCTCTGTCAGCGCCTCGAAATCAGGGAGCGTCACCTCGTCAGAGATGCCGACCAGCTTCTTGCCGTCCAGATAGACGTTGTACGCATTAATTTTTGTTGCCAGTTTCATGATCATTCACCTCCTTCGAAGGATGCGGCGAGCATGTCAGGGTCAAACTCGAGCACGTTGAGGATGTCTTCCGCAGGGGTAAACGGTGCAAGGTGCTGATAGAAGCGCACATGTCCGTCGAGGATGTCCTCCACGTTGTTGTCGCCGCCGACATACTCGATACGTGCTCCGGCACACTTGCCTTCTGCGACCAGGCTGTTTCCGTAGACATTCTCGTCGTCCACGATCGCCTCGATCAGACGGAAATTCGCAGGAGAATCGACCCTGTTGTGATAGGTCAGGATAAAGCGGTTGCCCCACCAGGAGAAGAAGCGCCTGCAGCAGAACCACAGATCTCTGACTTCGCCTGTGCCGGGATAAGCGGCTGTACGGTTGCCCCACAGGAGCCACTCGCGGAAGCGGTTGAAAGTGCTGATACCGTAGCTGTTGATGATATTGGCCTGTGCCTCGTCCATGATGATCTCCGCGCCTGCCTCCGTGCAGATGCCGTCGATGGCTACAGGGATGTTGGACGGAGAAATGAAGGGCACATCATCATTTTCCGCGTCGGTCAGCTGTGTATAAGCGCCTTTGATTGCGGATCCATGGTAAATCTTGTCGCCGATCTTCGCGCAGGGCCATACGATGTCCATGTGAGGGGACGTCATGCCCGCTGCGGCCTTGGCGGCCTGTGTAGCCGTGTAGGTGACGGCGCCGGAGGTGGAGCTGTCGAGATCCACAATGCACTCGCAGGAAAACAAGCCGTTAATGCCCTCGCACTTGGCCGCCATGGCCGCCGCAACATTGGCGTTTTTGGAAAATCCCGGGGAGATGATAAGCCCGGGGACGAGTCCGGTGCGGGGGAATACCTGACGGATCACTTCCAGACCGGTCTCTGCTCCGGTCTGGCTGTCAATACCGCCGATGACGGTCGTGGCGGTGACGCCTGCGGGGTTGAGCTTGTCGCCGGACACCTTGACGCTTGTCTGTGTGCCGACAAAAGTCAGGATACAGTAACCGTCATCGTCAAAAGATACGATATAGTCAGTGCCCTCAGTAAGGTCGGTGGAACCCTGCTTGACGCTCAGGCTCGACACGATCATGCCGAGGTCGTCAAGCTTGACCTGACCGCCGGAGACGGTGTAGGTCTTCTCGGTGACGGCTGTCTTATGCGTTGCGGGATCGAGTACGTTGATAACGACCAGCGGGCCGGCGCCGGCAACGCGGAAGGTAGCGTCAATCGCCTCACAGATATTGTAGTTTGCAAAATCGTCGCAGTAGCCGACGAGCTTCTTTGCTTCTTCGAAATTTTTTACAAGCACAGGGACATTGACAACTGCGGACGGATCCTCCGCCATGTTGACAGGTGCTGTGCCGATGACCACCTGCAGTCCTGCTGTGCCGGAGTTGGGCGCGGCTACACGGGTAGGCGCTTCGAGCACGCGCACGCCATGGTAATAGCTCATAGTTTTAAACCTCCTTTAAAACTGTGTCGTAAAGTGTCTTGAGTCTGCCGGGGCTTCTGAGCTCCTTGGCGGCCTCTGCGTATTTGCTGACAGGGATGATCAATCCCCTGATCGCGGGGATCTTCTTCGCCCTGGCTTCCAGATACGCCGGAATCTTACCGTCAGAAAACACAGTGCCATGGCTGACCAGTTTGGGTATGGCGGGCCCCAGATAGACGACAGCCTCTACGGGCTTTGCCGCCTTAGAGCCTGCCGCCTGCGGAACTGCTGCAGGCTTTTCGGTTTTGCTCATGCGTATGGGTCCTCTCTTACTATGGGAGCGGTTTCAAAAGTCATCGCCATGCCGCCGAAAAAGTAGGGATATGAGCCCTCTTCCTGCAATGCCCATTCGATGGGAGGCAGGCAGGCATACTTCCCGGCAAGTCCCGGATTCTTCTCGAATCGCTCCGTGATTCTCTGCATCATATTGAGTACATCTTTGTAGCCCTGATTGTCGGGATTGCGGTCGATCACGCCGAAAAGCAGATTGATATGTGTGGTCTGCTCGCGGTCTATCTTGTCGAAGATCCCGTCTTCAAGACGGACAATGATGTACGGAAAAGGCACTTCAACAGCTTCGGCGTTGTAAATGCCCTCTTCCAGCTCCATGTCTGTGACGGTGCTGGGGATGTCCTTTGCCACAGGGACGGGCAGGAATTGCTTGTATACATTGATGGGGACTTGATTGCCGCTCGGGTCGTCAAGGTAAAAACCATCAAAAATCTTTTGCAGTTCTGCCTGCAGGTCGTCCTGCAAAAATGTCGGTGTCATAGGTTATATTCCTCCGAGGATTTTATTTACCTGCTTATCGACATTGTTCTGCAGGTTTTTGATGATATTAGGCTCGACGATGCCGTATACCTTGCGCTCGTTGCCGATCATGATGGGGCTTGAGACGGAGAATTTCTTCTGAATTTTCAGTCTGCTGTCCTTGCCGCCGATATATTTGGCAACGGCGACATGCGTATGCGTGCCCTTCTTGGCGACATTGTTGACAAAAGAGCGGTCGCCCATGGATTTGACCTGTCCGCGCAGGATTTCCACTCGGGGCGTGCCCTTGCGGTCTGTGACGCGGAACTTGATCATCTCGATTGGTGCCCCACGGGTCAGCAGTACCGCTTCAAGGCTTCCCACGTTGGCGGGCGTCAGTTTCATGTCCTTGTTGAAACCGCCCTTTTTGATGGTATAGGTGGCGTTCGCTTTAGCCCATAAATCTGTCCTTGCGTCCTTTGCGGTCGCGTTGATGGCATTCTTTAGGGCTGTCGGGGCTTTTGCCCTGAGCACTCCGAGCCGGAACTCTATGTCTCGTACGGTGATTTCATCAAGCTCAAACCTGAGCATTCCATCGTCTGCCATCAGTGCCTGTTAGCCTCCACTGTGATGCTGTATACACCATCCTCATTAATCGCGTCAGTGACGATATATCTCATACCGTCGAGCGTGATCATGTACCCCACGGGAGGCAGTCCGCCAAATTCCCGCGCCCAGACATAGATAAGTGTCTGCTTGGTATTCACGCCGTCCATGTCCGACTTTGCTTTCTTCTCGCGCTCGATTAACTCGTTGTTGTCCACAAGAGCACGCATCTTTTTGCCGTTGATCGTGTGCTCCACGGCAAATTCTTCGAGGTTCAGAAAGACGTCGGTCACGTCCGAACGTATGCATTCCTTGAAATTCATCCTGCCGGTTTCCTTCCTGCTTTCCGGGACGGCTCTTTCACGGCTCCGCGAAGGTAGCGGTCTGGCACTCGCCCAATCAAGTCCTGTTCCGGTCCGCACGACGGTGTTGCTATGCCCGGTCTCCCCGCTGGAGCAGAGACAGGTCTGGCTTTGGGCTTTTCCTGTTTCTGCTCTTCAGCGGGCTCCTGTATATATTCCGCAGACCTGCAGGCGATCCATGTCTCGCCCAGCTCCGCGGGGATGTCGTTCGGCAGCTCGTCACCCGCGAAATACTGCGTGTTTCCATACAGGATGTCGACGCGAGCGATAAGTCTGCCGCCCGTCATGCGTTGATCTTTACAAGCACGGTCTCAGCGGCGGACTCGGCCGCAGCGACGGCGAAACCTGCCAGCGTGTTGTTGGTGCTTGTGGTGGTGATGTTGCCGTTTGTGGCGTCCCAGTAGACTGCCGCGCCTGCTGTGATAGCGCCGGTCGCCTTGGGCAGCTCGAAGACGCCTGCCACGATCAGGCTCCCCATCTCACCGACTGCGATGTCAGTGCCGGCGACACCGATCTTTGTTCCGAATACGATAATTTCATTGGCTTCAATCTTGGCGCTGCCGCTGTTGGTGTAATCAACCGCGTCGCCTCTCTGCCAGTATGTTGCTTTAGCCATAGCTCTCTACCTCCTGTGTATGGATTACGCGATCACCGCGCCGGGGTTCTTGATGATGCCGCGGAAGTCTCTGACGCTGATGCCCCAGTCGAGATAAATATCCCAGACAAAGCCGAGCGTGCCGGGGGTCTCCATCCTGCGGACAGTGGGAGTCTCCTGGCCGTTCAGGTAATCGACCTGGATGCCGCGCGCGCTTGTAGGATCAGCGATCATGAACCAGGGGCACTTATTAGAACCGGCCAGGGCGTTGAGCACAGGACTCTGGACGATCTGCAGAGGATAATTGAACAGAGGGTTGATGT